AGCACGATGACAATCCAAAGCTAAAAGGCGGACAAAAGAATCTACCAGACGCCCTGCAGAAAGGAATTATCGGATCATCAGACTCAGAAGATGACGATGGCGACGATGAGGGCAAAAAGATGGACGAGCAAGAAGAGCTTGAAGAAGGTGGCGCTGCAATGCGACAAGGCAATGAAGACAAGGATCAAGGGCGCGAAAGAATGCTTCCAGATAGAATTAAGGAAGAAGAAGAGATTCAAGAAGGTATGAATAGTGATCACATGTATGGGATCCAGAGCACGGTAAGAGATGCGATAGGAAATTTAGGTTTTGATTGGATATATGATGAAGATGACTTAGATCCTGATCAGGACATATCAGACATGGGTCTTGATTCACAAAATCCTAAAGAATACCAAATGAAAATCAAAAACTATCTAAACAGTAAGTCTAAAAGCTATGGTTATAATGGTAATTTTGGAGATGATGTTTTTAAGAGTATTAGTGGCCAAGCTAATGAAGGCAGTACTGCTATTGCGCGAGACAGAATGGCAGCGATGAAAGGTCAAGGTGTAAAAACTGCCGACCTTGGTAAGAAAGGCCCTGCACCGAAAGCGACTGACAGACTCAAGAGAGAATATGAAGAGAAGTTTGCTAACATTGAGGCAACTTCAAAACTTCACGAAACAAAGCAAGATAGATTAAACAAGCGTTTAATGGAATGGTGCACAAAGTAAAATGATTGATTTTATCAGACAGGCTGTATTGGAGAGCTTTCAAAGCCAAGTTGCAAAACCTAGAACCAAAAGCGGTCAATCTACTCTCCTTGACCAAGGTAGAAAGGATCTTGTAAAGCATGGTGCGCCGTTCAACCAAGGCAGACCTGTTGGTAAATCAAACGCTTTCTTTGCAAAAGAAGGCCAAGAAAACGATGAAATTGAGGAAGCCTCTGTTGCCGCTGGTGTAGAAGGCGCTCCTGATGGAGGTTTTATTGGCATGAACGTTGAAAAAGAAAACGAAAAACACAAGAGGGATACTAAGAACATGAAAAGGGAACACATTGCTAAAGTTATGGAGTTTAGAGAAAGTATTTCAAGAATAATAAAGCTTGAGCGTAAAAAGGTTCTTACTGAAAACTTCAACAAGATAGTCCAATCCAACGAACTCCGAGAAGTCATTCAAGATATTATTCTAGAAGCTGCAGAAGAAAAGCAAGTTCACAATTCTACTGCTATAAATTATCTTGAAGAACTTTTAGATAATATTGTTCCCACAATAAAGGCAGATTATGAAAAACTCACCACTGACAAATCTCAAAGAGATTCTTTTCGCGCACATCTTGTTAATGGGGTCAGAAACCTTATGGAGCTTGCGAGTTCTGGAAAGGAAGATATTGACGAGCAAGAAGAAGCTTCTGAGCCCTTTAAAAAAATTATGGAAAAAGATGTAGATATCAACTTAGACGATGAAGATAAGTTTATTGATGTTCTCGGCTCTAAAAAAGAAGAAGAGCCTGAACAGGACGAGCCTGAAGATCCCGAATTTGATAAGTTTAGTATCCAAGGTCAAGACCAAGCAGGCGCTTTGGCTGCATATGAAACAATGAATAAGGTAGACACACAAATTCAGAAAGCATATAAGTTGGCCTCTGGAAACTTTACTAATGATCAGGATGCTGCAATATTTTATGATTACCTTCTTACAAACTTGAAACTTCATTTTGATGTTTTTGAAGATCAACTATCTCCTATCAGTGAGCCAACTACTCCTGAGTATGAGAAAGAAAAAGATGATTTAGACGCTGATCCTATAAGTATGGACGATCAAGGCGTAGAAGAACCAGGAGAAGATCCTGAAGTTCTTATGCACGAAGAAGACTGGACTGAGAGAGCTTTTCAAGCTCTTGTATCAGAACAAGTAGAAGAAGATGATATGCCAGTGCTTGTCAGGCTCGCACAAAGTATGGGTCTTGATCCATCAAAAGATGATAAATCATTTGCAAATGATCTAGAGGATGCTGTTAGGGATGTTGCTGCTGATATTGACATAGAGACAGCAAATAAAATTAAAGACCTAATAAATAAAAAACTTCAAAAAAAGATTTGACTTGCATTTCAAAATATGATATTAATTTATTATATTAAGTAATAAGTTATGAATATTGGCAAAAACCACTATCAAAGTATTTCTAAGAAACTTTTAAAGTCTAACAAAATTACAGAAGACTTTCAAGTAATATTAAATTCTTTAACTATAGAACAAATAATATCTTTAAAGCTAGAACTTTCAGCTAAGTTAGTTAAAGGTAAGCTTTTTGGATTTCCTATTTATAGATCTATAGATTATATTATTAAAGACTCTTTATTAAAGTTCGCCTTATCTTCTACCAAGTCTCAGAAAGAAGCAGCAGCTGTTTTAGGTATTACTGTAGGTGAACTAAGAAATTTTTGCAGAAAGCATGAAGTCTCAAAAGATTTAGAATAGCAAAAGCTATTTTTTCATACTATATATTAGTATGAACACTCTTATTGAAAAATTTTCCAAGGCCGAAAGAGCGAAGCGTCGTAAGAAGTGTGCCAACCCAAAGGGCTTTACGATGAAACAGTTTTGCAAAAATCAAAAAACCAGATCTAAAAAAGGTCAAAAAAAGAACGAATCGGTTGATCTAATGTCTATTATTGAGGAAGAGTTAATGCTCTATCTTCAAGAAAGGTGTCAAAAAGGTTATAAGACTCACGCCACCAGAAAAACCAAAAAGATGTTTGGTCGCACCTATAGAAACTGTGTAAAAGCAGAGGAAGGCAATGACCCAGCAAAAGGCACAGGTAAAAAGCCAAAAGGCTCTGGGCGTAGATTGTACACTGATGAGAATCCTAGTGATACTGTAGGTGTAAAATTTAGTTCAGTCTCAGATATTCAAGATACTTTTTCAAAGTCTAGTTTCAAAAGTAAACCTCACAAAAGACAATCACAGATAATTAACTTAGTACACCAGCGTGTTCGTGCTGCATACAAGAATGCAAAAGATCCGAAGGTAAAAGCTAGACTTAAAAAGGCATTTGATTATGCCAAGAAGAAAAAAGAAGCATCAAAGAAAAAAACTCAGAGGATGAGAAAAAATGACTAAAGAACAATTAAAGGCAGCCATAAGAAAAGTTCTTGAAAAAGAAGGTGGTGCTGCTGGAATGAAGGCTCTAAAGAAGCAGACAGACGCATCAGAAGAAGATATCAAATCTTCAATTAAAGATGATGAAAAGGTTGGCCAACATCCTGATAAGGACTATATCCTTGCAAAAGGTAAGATTAGCGTATCAGAGATGGTTGAAGAAGAGTTGATGAACTATCTGGATGAAAAGAAGAGAAAGAAGCGCAAAAAGAAAAAGAAGAAAAAAGGTAAGAAGGATGCGTGCTATCATAAGGTAAGAGCAAGATATGATGTATGGCCTTCTGCTTATGCTTCTGGTGCTCTTGTTAAATGCCGAAAGGTTGGCGCTGCCAACTGGGGCAATAGCAAGAAGGAAGCAGAAGATCCAGAGATTGATGATGGTGAGGAAAAGCAAATTAAAAAGATCATCAGCCAATTAACCAAGTCTGTAAAGAAGCATGATGATCAAGCAGAGTTTCTTAAGAAGTTGATTGACGAAGAGATAGGTTTTTTTTTGGAAAAAAAGAGAAAACTGACATCTAAACCTTCGTCTGAGACAAGTCTTCGTGACTGGTTCAAAAGAAAAGGTGGTAAAGGCAAAGCTAGTGGTTGGGTAGACTGCAACACTTGCCGAAAAGATAAAAAGACAGGTCGCAAAAAATGTTCACCTTGCGGCCGAAGTGGTGGAGAGAAGAGAGCTAAGTATCCTTCTTGTAGACCAACACCAGGCGCATGCGGCAAGCGTGGTAACTATGGCAAAAAATCAAAGGCAGGGAAAAAAGGATGAACAGAGAACAGCTTAAAAAATTAGTTATGGAAGAGATGAGCAAGCTTACCGTTGACGAAATGGGTTGCCCATCGGATATGCCAAAACAAGATCATGATCATGAAGGAAAGATGCACAGATCTTCTCTTTTCAAGATGGCTAAATATTCTGTAGAATTATTGGATATGATTCAAGACGCAGATGATCTGCCAGAATGGGTTGAGTCTAAGATTACAAAGGCTGCAGATTATCTTGGCGTTGTAAAACACTATCTTGAAGCAGATGATGCTAGGGAGATGGGGGCGTTAGAAGAAGTTCGTAGTAATTACAGCGATAAATCAACTGGTGATTACGTGATGCCAGACAAAGGTATAAGAATTGGACAACGCGGGAAAGCACTTTCAATTGGCACTGGCGAACCGATAGGTGGCGTGGTTGATAAATCAGACATGGGTGAGCCCCACCGCAAAATGGTCGCCAAAGCGAAAAGCCAAAAGGAACTAGCGAGACAATTTCTTGCTAAAAACCCTGGAGGTAAGTCTGTTAGAGCACGTAAAATGCTCATTAACAAGTTCAGGAAAATGGGATTAGAACTAGACAATTTTCCCGAGTTTGAGGTGACATATCGCAAATTTGAAGAACAAGAAATTAGTGAAGACATGGTTCACGATGTATTCACAGAAGTAAATGAAAACTTCACAATCTACGATACTGTTCAAGATGCTATCACAGAGGACGGTGATCACGCTTGCCCACAGTGTCTTTATGAAGTTCTTTCTGATGCTGCATGTGGTTGCCCTGATTTGGTTCCTGAAGCTGAATATCGCGGCCGCAAGGTAAAACTTAACAAGCCGATGCGCGGTGATGTTAAAAAGTTCAAAGTATTTGTGAAAGACCCTAAGACTGGAAACGTCAAGAAGGTAAACTTTGGGGACAAAAAGATGAGAATCAAAAAGTCTAATCCAAAGCGCAGAAAGTCTTTTAGAGCTAGGCACAACTGCAAGAATCCTGGTCCCAAGACAAAGGCAAGGTACTGGTCCTGCAGGAAGTGGTAATAGATGGCTAGAAATAAAATTGATGTAAATCAGATTGGGTGGTCTGAAGCTGTCGCTCAAGACGTTACTTTTGCTAATTCTGCAAGTTTTGGCAACAATATTGCCATATCAGGATCTCTATCTATCAACCAAGCTGCTGCCGCAGGGTCTCAAGTCTTTGTTACCACTGAAGGTAAGGTGGGCATTGGTACAAGCGCTCCAGCATATAAATTATCTGTTGGTGGTAGTATGGAAGTCGGACAATACATCTATCACAAAGGTGATAACAATACATGGATAAACTTTACTGATAATCGGATAAGACTTAATGCGGGTGGTGTCAATTTCATAGATTGTCAAGATCCAGGTAGTGCTCCTCATAAAGTTAGAATCAATAATGGTGGTAATAATATTGACTTTATTATCAAAGACAAAGACAATGATGTGTATTTCACGGCTGATGCGTCTACTGCTAGAATAGGAATTGGAACTGAAACACCTGAAGAAAAGTTACACGTCGCTGGTGGCTTAAAAATGGATGAAGGACGAGTAACTGTATCTGCAACAGAAAAGATAAACAAAAAAGCAATAAGTTTAGACGGAACTAATGATCATGTATTGGTATCAGACGAAGACGATTTTAGTTTCACTAATGGTTCTTCAGATGTTGCGTTTTCTTTGTCAGCATGGGTTTATGTTGGGGATGTTTCTTCTGATGACGGACCTTTCATAGCGAAAGCAAACTTTTCAACTGGAAATACAGAGTTTATATTTAAACATGCAAATGGTGTTTTACAGTTCTTTTTGTATGACCGAGACCAGTCAGCATCAGGACATCAAATAAGAACACTGGCGAACTCCGCTACTTTGTCTGATACTACGTGGCATCACGTTGTTGCAACATACAGTGGTAATGGTTCACACACAGGATTAAAAGTGTATACTGATGGATCTCAAACCACAGCAACTCAAAGTACTTTAAATTCATATACTAGGATAAGAAATACCTCCACTCCACTAACTCTTGGCGCAACTGAAGATCTTGCTAATGCCAACAGAGTTTTTGAGGACAGACTGGCAGATTGTGTTGTTTTTAACAAAGAACTATCCTCATCAGAAGTTACAGAATTATACAATTCTGGAAAGGTTATGAATATTCGCAATCACTCTGCATTTGCTAATGTTGTTTCTTGGTGGAAGATGGGTGACGATGCTGACGTTGAAGGTTCAGGTGGTATTAGAGACTATGTTTCAGGACATCACGGAACTTTAACTAATGGTGCTGCAATAATTGATGAGACGGGCCTTTCTAGTGATCCGCTGGACTCTTTAAAAACTGATGCTTCTGGTAGTTTGGCTCTTGGGCTTGAAAGCCCTGATGATACATTGCACGTTTATGGAAGCACAAAACTAGAAGGACCACTTATCTTAAAAGAAAGAACATATGATCCAGACAACCCAGCAGAAGGGAGTTCAGTTATTTGGATGTCAAACGGACACGGTACAGGTGACGATGGTGATATCTTGATAAAGATCACTGCTGGTGGTGTCACGAAGACGGCTACACTGGTAGATTTCAGCGCAGTATAAATCATACAATATTCTATTTAATGTATGAGCACTTTTTCAAACAGAAGAAGAATACTTCCAACTCAAGTAGATTTTTCAAAAATAGTTTCAGGTTCAGTCGCTGGCGTTGCTAGTTTCGTTGCTCTAGATAGCAACGGCAAATTAGTTTTAGGAAATCCAGCAAATTATATCTCCTTTGGTGACATAACAGGGGTTACTGCTGGGAATGGTCTAACTGGCGGTGGAGACTCGGATGCTGTTACTTTAAGTGTCGGACAAGGAACAGGAATAACAGTAAGTTCAGATGCTATAGCCACAAACGATTCCGAAATAGTGCATGACAATCTTTCAGGATTTGTTGCAAACGAACATATTGACCACTCAGGTGTTACAATAACTGCAGGTGATGGCTTGACTGGCGGCGGTACCATAGCTTCTACAAGAACTTTGGCCGTAGGTCAAGGAACGGGAATATCAGTAAGTTCTGACGCTGTTGCAACTAATGACTCTGAAATTGTTCACGACAACTTATCAGGCTTTGTTGCAAATGAGCACATTGATCACTCTGGTGTCAGCATAACTGCAGGTGACGGATTAACTGGCGGTGGTACAATTGCTTCAACAAGAACCGTGGCGGTTGGACAAGGAACTGGTATAACAGTTAATGCGAACGATATCGCAACTAATGACTCTGAAATCGTTCATGATAACCTCTCTGGTTTTGTTGCAAATGAACATATTGATCATTCTGGTGTCAGCATAACGGCAGGTAATGGTCTTACAGGTGGTGGCACTATAGCATCTACAAGAACTGTGGCGGTTGGTCAAGGAACTGGTATAACAGTTAATGCGAACGATATCGCAACAAATGATTCTGAGATTGTTCATGACGATCTTTCAGGCTTTGTTGCAAATGAACATATTGATCATTCTGGTGTCAGCATAACAGCAGGTAATGGATTAACTGGGGGTGGCACCATTGCTTCAACAAGAACCCTAGCTGTCGGTCAGGGCACTGGAGTTACTGTCAACGCTAATGATATAGCGATAGGCCAAGCGGTTGGAACAAGTGACGATGTAACTTTTTCAACTGTTACTGTTGCATCTGACATAATACACTCTGGAGATACTGACAATAAAATCTCATTTGGAACAGACACACAAACGTTCAAAACAGCAAACGCTACAGCATTATCTATTGATGCCAATGGGCGTGTATCAAAACCCTTACAACCATGTTTTAGAGTTACAAAAGGGTCAGCCCAATCAAGCTTTGCTATAAATCAAACTGTTATAGTTACCTTTAGTGGAGAAAGTTTTGATAGAGGGAGTAATTTTAGTTCTAGTGCATTTACAGCACCAATAGCTGGAATTTATTTGTTTGGTGCACATCTTGATTTTGACAAATTGGATGTTGGTGCAACTCAAATACTTTTAAGATTGGTTCAAGAAACCACGGACGGCACCGTAACTCGCTATAACATGGATCAAAAAGATCCAAATGAATATAATACAGACATGGAGCACTTCGGATTAAATGGTAGCAATTTAATATCCTGTGCTGTTGGCGATACAGTTAAAATAGGCGTATATCAGGCTCATGGTACTGCAGAATCAATTATTGGCACAAATACAAGATTCTGGGGAACTTTAATAAATTAAATTTGACTTAGCAACGTATATCTGATATACTTCAATTATGAGAAAGTTGTTGCTATATTTTTTGTTGTTTGGTTGTATAAATCATCATTCTCCAAGCAGCGATTTAGACACGCAATATTGGATATGTAAAAATGAAGAATCAGCTCACCACAACAGATTATGTCATGATGATTGCTATGTTAGTGGCGATCCTCACAAATTTTGTTGGTTATTGTTTGATGTGATGTGTAAAGAGGATATGTTGGCTAGCGATGTGAAAGAATCGTGCCAAGTTTTTGAAAAGAGTTTCCATGATCAGAATAATTAAAAGAATCCCAAGAAAGGTTGTAATTGCTTGTTCTGGCGGTATTGACTCAATGGCATTTACACACTTTCTTTTGCAAGGTAAAAAGAATGTGGAACTAGCTTACTTTAATCACGATACTTCGTTTGCACGAAAGTCAGAACAGTTTGTCCAAGATTATGCAAATCAAAATAATTTAAATCTTTACATCGGAAGAGTCAAGGGAAGGAAAGGTAAAAGATCTCTTGAAGAGTTTTGGAGAGATGAAAGGTATAATTTTTTGCAAAGCTTGAACAGTGATTTCATAATTACATGTCACCACTTAGACGATTGCGTAGAAACATGGTTGATGTCAGCGTTTCATGGTCAATGTAAACTTATACCGTATCAGAGAAACGAAAATATTTTCAGACCTTTTCTTATGACCTCAAAGCACTCAATCAAACAATATGTGAAATCAAAAAATATACAGTGGGTTGAAGATCCGTCCAATCAGTTGACAAATTTTGCGAGGAATAGAGTGCGACATAAAATAATGCCAGAAGTATTACACATCAACAAGGGCATAAGAAATACTATCAGAAAAAAATTACTTGAAACTTATCTATAGATTATGATATAGTGAGTCTAACGGGCCTATAGCTCAATCGGTTAGAGCAACGGTCTCATAAACCGTAGGTTCTTGGTTCAAATCCAAGTGGGCCCACCAAAAAATAAGGAGTAGCTAGTGAAAGATCAATTTTGGGGATCAGAAGAAGAAAAAGGAGAAATCATTAAAAAGGTTATGTCTCCTGTGGAGAAAAGCAATGATGATGGAGGTGATTTTAACCAAGTAGATAGTTCTGGAAATAGAATTTATTTTTACTCAGGAGTTAATAGGCCAAAAGTTTTAAAACTTAACAAGATGATATTTAATCTTAATGCAAATTTAGCACCAAAAGCAGAAATGTATGAGTGTGGTAAGCCAGTTATTAAGCTTCATATTAACAGTTATGGAGGATCAGTATTTGCAGGTCTTTCCGCTGTAGATCACATCATCAATTCCCCTTTACCAGTTCATTCTATCATTGATGGTTGTGCTGCGTCTGCTGCAACATTAATGTCAGTCGTTGCAGATAAGAGATACATCCAAAAGAATGCTTGTATGTTGGTTCATCAGCTTTCTGGCGTTATGTGGGGCAAGTATGCTGCAATGAAAGACGACATGGAAAACTCTAAGATGTTGATGAAGAAAATCAAGAATATTTATAGAAAGTATACAAAAATACCAGAAGATAAGCTTGACGATATTTTGAAGCATGACCTATGGTGGGATGCAGAAAAGTGCTTAGAGTACGGTTTAGTAGACGAGATTATTTGACAAAATGCCTATTTATCAATATAAGTGTGAAAATTGTGGTCATGAGTTTAAGGCCATGCAAAAATACTCTGATAAGTTAGAGATGCTTGAATCTGGAACTTGCGAAGAGTGTGGAAAAAAGTCACTAAAAGAAGTGATTTCTAGATCTGTTTTTCACTTAAAAGGAGGAGGCTGGGCAGAAAATGGCTACGACTGAAAGATCAATCACAAGCAGAGAATCTTTGGAGTTTTTAAATTCTATTTTCAAAGATCATGAACACCTTGGAGCAAATCTTAAAAATCACAAAAAAACACCTAAGACTCAAGATACCTACCAATTCACAATTGACAAGATGTCTGATACAATTATTGAGACTTTAATGTCTGATGAAAAAATGGGAGTAAAAGATGTTTACTATCACCCTTTGGTTGCACCTCAAGGTTATGGTATTTCTCTCAGGTATCGCATGTATGTAGTCTATGAAAAAGTTAAAATAAGAAAAAGGAGTAGGGCTAAGCAATGATGCGCAACAGAAGGTCTAAAATTCAAAACATACAAAAAGAAATTGAAGAGTTAGAATTATCAATTGATAGGGCTATGTCGTCAAACAAAAAAGCTTTTGCAGCTAGATTAGCTATGATGAAAGAGCAAAAAGAAAAACTACTTGAAACCTGGTATTCTACTCCTTAAGTTTCATCTTGTTAAATGTTTCGTGAATAAATTTAATTGTAGAGTCGTATGTAGAAGTTAGTGTTATACTGTTAAACGCAGGATGTGTTGCAAAAAGTATTCCTACCAATTCACCATGTTGATTCAGTATACCACTGCCAGAACATCCACCTATAGCACGAATTGTTGTAACTGAGAACCTACCATTGTAAACTTGACCACTATAAGTTCCCTCCAAGACTGGAACAGCGGGTGGGTGATAAATACCCATTGGTGCTGATAGTGAATAGACTCTATCACCTATGATTGGTTTATTTTCAGATATTTTAACCCCTTTTACTTTTATAGATTTCACAAATAGTGCGCATATGTCTGGGTTTGCAAAGCTAGTATGAACCACAACAGCTTCTCCAGATCTACCAAATCTATCAAAAACCTTAAAAGTTAAAAAGTGGTTTGTAATACCTTTTGGCAATGAATCATTTTGTGTTTCACACACATGCCCTGCTGTTAGGATCAGCGATCCTGTACTACTAACACTACCTATAGATATACCAGATCCTGTTGACTTGAAAGAGTCTCTCAGGCAAACACTCATGCCATTGGTCTCTTTGCATGCCTCAACGTGTAGTTTTGCTTCAACAAAAACAAATGAATCAGCGGGTATTGGGTTTCTTTGATGTACTAATATCTGCGTTTGACATGATGTCAAAATTAAAATAAATAAAAGTAAAAAAAACCTGTACATAAGCTATCCTATATAATAAGTATAATTAAAATCAATATATCTTTAAAGGAACACAGAAAATGTTTTACACATTACTAACAATTGCCTGCCTTTGTAACGTTGCAGAAATCAAGCAAAACACTGTTGAGCCCAGTATTAAGGTGCAACCGATTATTATTGAAAAATTTATTAATACTCCAAAAAAATTTAAGGTCTCAAAAAAAGTAAAGTACAACAAAGTACCAACCAGATGGGAAAGAAGTTGAAATTAAACTAATTACTTTATAAGAAAGAGAGTTTTGTTTTGGCTAAAAAAATTTATGTTCTTGATACAAATGTCTATCTAACTGATTCAAATTCAATTGAGTCATTCAATAATAATGATATCGTAATCCCACTAAAAGTTCTTGACGAAATTGATAAACACAAAAAACGTCAAGATCCTGTTGGTATACACGCTAGAAAAACCATAAGAAAATTAGATAAACTAAGAGAGCAGGGCAATTTAGCTTCTGGTGTTAGGATTGCAAAAGGTAAGGGACTAATTTATGTAAAGTCGTATGATTCGTCTTCACTGCCTCCAGATTTAGAACTAGATAATCCAGATAATCAAATACTTGCGACAGCACTAACTCAAAAAGCTTTAAATCCAAATAGAAAAGTTATACTTGTCTCACGCGATATTAATATGAGAGTGAAATGTGATTCACTAGATCTGATATCTGAGGACTACAATGCTGAACAAGTTGTTGATGATATAAGTGGTCTCTACACTGGCTTAACAGAGCACTTAGTGGATGATCAGATAATTGATAAAATTTACAATGATGAAGAAGTTTATCTTTCTGAGGAAGAAACATCTTTGAGTAAAAATCAATTTGTTATGCTTATATCTAATTTTAATGACAAGAAGTCAGCCTTAGTTAAGTTTAAAGATTACACAAGACCAGTTAAAAAAATATCAAACTTTAAAAAGGGGATTTGGTCACTTAGACCAAGAAATAAAGAGCAGCAGTTTGCTCTTGATCTGCTTATGGATCCAAATATACCAGTTGTAACTCTCATAGGTAAAGCTGGATCTGGTAAAACTCTCTTGGCTCTCGCTGCTGCGCTTCATCAAACTTTTGGAGAGGTGGCAAATGATAGAATCTATAATAAGATCTTGGTTACAAAACCAGTAGAACCTGTAGGTAAAGATATTGGATTTTTACCTGGTACTATGGAAGAGAAGATGTTTCCATGGTTAGCACCAATTCAAGATAATTTGCAATTTCTTTTTGGAAATGATAAAATGACACTAGAGATGCACATAGATGAAGGTAGAATAGAGGTTGAAGCAATGACATATATAAGAGGTCGTTCAATTTCTAATTCTTTTATCATCATTGATGAGGCACAAAATTTAACCACACATGAA